ATCCACGATACACTTATATTTAACGTCCGAGTGTTTTAATAACAATAATAATTTTAAATTTGACAAATTTACTAACGTAGTTCACATCTCATTCAAAAATGTTAGATTTAAATACAACCAAACGGGATTTCCTTGTAGCTTATGCCAAGGCCTCACTTTGGGTATCTAACATAATGATTTGAATTTGATGATTTTACTAAGTAGTCTCTGTCATTAATTTGCTGATTAATAACCCTAAAAACAATCTTGATAAAACGAGTAGTCGGCTTTGTATACTTTGTCGTTATGGTCAAAGCCACGCTTTAATAAATCCGAAACATCATTTTTATTTTTAATGCCTTTAATTATTAAATCAATTTCGTCAAGAGTCCAACCGTATTTTAATGAACAGATCTTTTTATGCCATTGATTACAACATGTTTTTGGTCGATCTTTAGGATGCTGCATATAAGCAAAGTACATGTCTCTGTGATCTTTTAGACAAGCATTGTTTAAACCTAATTTATTTAAAAATTCATCAACTTTATCAATTTTATTAGTAAAACCAGGCTCTAATGGTATTATCTCTTTATTTTTCCCAGGCCTTTTCTTAATAGGATAAGTCTCACTTTTAAATCTTTCACCGAAACAATTAAATAGTTCAAGATTAGCTGACCATTTTTGATCAGATTCATAGATTGCATTTTTATAGTTGCTTATTTCTTTGTAACTAGCATCTCCTAGATTTCTGGTGAATGGTGTCAATGTATAATAGCGATTTAATTTACGCGTAACTCTGTGTGTTTTGCAATCTTTACAATAAAAGGTATCAGTCGAACAAAAGTCAGTATCAAATATTGTACCGAATTTCAAGAATTTCAACGCTGTTCCTGACTTGTACTTACATTTTCCATCTGGATTAATACCTTTTGTTTCAAAAACTTGTTTGAAAGCGTCCTTAATGGTTTGTTCATCTGTTGGTATCATGAATATTACAAAATCATCTCCTTTAACCAACATTTCATAATTATCTTTATCTATGTTAAGGACAACTTCCATGACATATCTTATTAATCTTGCAACCAATTCTGTATTGCCATGGGTTGTTGGATATTCACCTGATTTACGTGTTCCCATTATGTTGATGTGACCCAATTTTAAGATGTTCTGGATATTTTTGAATTTCATGGGCATCTTTTCGAACATCTTGCAGTTAATTTTAGTTTTATCATTACAGAGAAATAGATCAAATAATTCTGGTTTACAATGATAAACTTTATCAGAGACGTACCTATAGGTTAAACGATTTATTTCTAGAAGAAATTTTGTTACTGATCTATCCAAACCTGAAATATCACCTTGTACTGTCATATACAATCCTTTCTTCATACACTTGTTGTAGAAACTACCTAGGTCATCCCAATTTTTATCTACACAGTATCCTTTGATATTGTTTCTTGCATACAGTTCCTGAATTTCTGAGATTACTGGTCCTGTAACATATTTAATGTATGCTTCTGGTGCTGAAATACATCTATTTTTAGGCCAGTCCCATCCACCTTTTTCATTGATTGTAACTTCTTGTTTTTCCAATTTACAGAACATATTGAAGTTATTTTGGGCTGGTACCTCTTCGCCATTATGCCATGGTTTAATTTCCAATTGTTGTGCTCTGGTTAATCCATTATACCATTTGGCATACGAGTATTTAAAATCTTCTAATATTGGTCTGATTTCTGTATCCCAAACATTGTACGACCATTTATTAAAAGTTTCGACGAAGTCTTCCTCAGGTTTCTGAACATATAATGCTTGTCTTTTAATAGCATTATATAGATTTAACTTACACTGATGGAAGCAGATTACAGGATTTGGCATTACTGTGTCTACTAACTGCATTAATCCTACTGAGTCATTACTGTCACATGTTAATTTTAAATAGTCTTCTTTCGTGACATTTGCTGGTATTTTAACTTTCCATTCGCATCCTGGTGCCAGTTCACCTACTGTTGA